CCGGGTTCTGCACTAGTGCTTGGGAGTACTCTGAACTTATCGGCCCATGTGGAAACGGTGTACCGCTCCGGAGGCTTGAAAGCTTCGAGCTCTTGCGCTGTCCACGTAAACGATGTACTAGAATCGTGTGATGAATTGTAATGACATTGTTTATTCGGATTCTTAGAATTTTTAGAATTAACTTTTCTTCGCTTTCGTGTAGACGCCGTCGCGCGCGTAGCTTTCGAGGTACTCGTTGACACACTCATTCACCGTCCTCTCTACAACCACCCTCGTATCTGCATCTGGAAACTCTTTGCTAACCGCTTTGGCTAACAGACCAAGGGATGATTTCAATTCGTTAACGCGTCCAGTCCATTCACGAGTTACATCTTCGGCCGCAATGTACTGGCCTTCAAGAACTTCGTTCATTCGCTTTTCGCGTTTCGCTTTGGCTTCCTTATAGTCGGCTTCGGCTTCAAGCTTTCTTTGAGCCGCGGATTTCGTTCCGTCCTTATCCTTGGACATGCCAAGCCATACAAGAACTTCACGAACGTTCCACCAACCCGTTGCCACCTTCGGCATACCTGCGCGATTGTGGCGTGATATCATTTCCGGACCGAGGTCCAGAATTTGGCATAACACTTTTGTGGTGACAATGATCTCGCCGTTGTCATCGAACTTGACTTTGGGTCTTTCCGTGGCCATTTTTGGACCTCCTTCCGTAAGTGTCTATTGGTAGGGTACTTTCTACTTGAAAAAATTTTTCACATGCGGACAAACATCGCGCGGAGGCGACCACCGGCGATTTTCCGTCGAGGAAGTACCTTTTTGTTTCAAAAATTTTAAAAATAATTTCAAATGTATTTAGGGTATTTCTTTTCTCGTTAAAGCTAACAAAAAGGACTACGCGGTTGTTCGTAGTCCTCAATGCTTCGCTTCATGTTTGGGCTACTGCCCAGGAGAGAAGTGTAAGTACATGAAAGGTATCACTATGAACTACCCTACAGTGCGTGGACACGGCGCTCGTTTCCGTATCCACACCCATAAGGTAACACAAAGTGCAACTATCATTTCATATCATGTTTTAGAAATTTTCAAAAAGTTTGCAAAAAGACTTGACAGCCATTTTTCTTATCCGATACACCTGGGGTTCACTGTAATGCATCGCCTCAATGACGTCCTTCATGCCAAGGCCAAAGTAGTAGCGATACTCAAGGAACGTACGCTCGCAATCGCTCGGCACTTGATGAATGATAGCCCATAGCTCATACCGTTCTCTTGATAGTCGCCTTGACTCTTCAAGTAGGTCACGATACGCCGTCTTGAGATTTAGCTGTTGCTCGTCTGTGATAGGGTACTCACTTCGGGCTTCTTGCTCCAGTCGTTGCAAGTGCGCCTCGACGTCAGTTAATCGCCTATGACTATCCATCAGCCTTTGCAGTTTACTTATTCCAGGATGTGTCCCCTTACTCGTACGCTTACCCATACGTTCACATCCTATCAATACTATCCTGTGTCATATGTAATCCATCCCTTCTACAATCTTGTACAGCTCATCGACTTCATCCTCTATCGCTTCCAACGTATCGGTAGCTTCATCCCAACGCTCGTCATGATACCACGGATACGAATATGTCTTATCGTCGAACTGGTCATTACCTGCTTCCTTGTATTCACGAATGACCTCTTCACTTCGTACGTATGCTATCTCATACTGTTCTTCCAAGTAGTTGACATATCGGACAGTGATTATATACAGGTCATCCAGGTAATGCCCGTGGTCGTGTAGCAGTTTCTCGAAGCTTGCACTGGTATGCATAGGCTACTCACCTGTAATCCAACTTAAGAACACGCCTGCCTTCGCTAGGTCCTGAACTTCTTTCGCCGGATCTTTACGACCTGCTCGAAGGGAATACTTTAATGCGTTACCCTTGCACCATCCTTTGAACTCTTCTGGCGTCAATACAGCACGAATGACGTCAACGCTCTCAATGGTTAGCCCTGGCAATGTGTAATGCGACGGATGGTGTACCGCGTCGTTCATTGTATCTGTAGGCTTACCGTCGGCTACTGATACACCTGTTGAAGCCGTATCCGTTACTACTGGCTTAGGCTCAATATTGCCATACTGCTTAGCCTTCTCTTCTTCCGTCGCTACGGCGACTGTTGGCTTTGCTTTAGGCTCAGGCTCAAAATGTCTCACCTTAACCGTTGCCTTTGATTCATGTTTCAATGCTTCTCGACATTCTGGACAGTTGACAGCAGGTCGACCTTTGCCAGTTTGCTCGAACTCCTTACCACACACCTTACAAATAGTCATCTTAGGTGATGGCTCTGGTGTAGTAGGTGGCGCTTCTGTCTTTTTACTGTCTTTTACTGTCTCCGTTCTGTCTTTGCCTTTAATGATACTCATGATATCGTTGAACCCTTTCTTACATGTAGGGCACTCTTGCTCGTTACCAGTAGCCTTGAATAGGCTTCCGCAGGTCTTACAAATTCTGCTCATAGTGTTATCCTTTCACATATTTATCAATCCGCGCCTTCAATGACTGAAGGACATATTCTTGTGCTTCGTCTTTCTTCTCTAAGGCTTCCATCATATCCTCGTCCCGTGTGCCTACGGATATAAGGTGATGGATAATTACCTTTTCATTTTGCCCTTGACGATGCAAACGCTTGTTCGCTTGTTGGTATAATTCAAGGCTCCAATTAAGACCGAACCATATTACATGATTACCGCCGTCTTGTAAGTTAAGACCATAGGCAGTTGATGCGGGATGTGCTAGTAGTACGTCAATCTTGCCGGCGTTCCAATCGAACTCTTCATCGGCACCTTTTAATTCACGTACACGCAGATCCGTTTTCGCTAGTGCATCCTTCAACCTGGCACAGTCATGTTTGAAGTTGTAGAACACTAACACCGGCTTGCCGTGTAGTTGCTCAATTAATTCCATGAAGGCTTCTATCTTGCAATTATGAATTTCATGGACATTCCGCTCATCATCATACACGGCGCCGTTGGCCAACTGTTGAAGCTTGTTGGACAAAGCAGCCGCACTCATGGCGGTGATTTCCTCATCCGCTCCGAATACTTCAAGGACGGCATCACGTTCCATGCTTTCATAAGCTTTCTTCGCCTTAGCATCTAAGACTACCGGCACCGTATCGTACACAATCGGTGGTAGGTCTAAGTAATCGCTAGCCTTCATCGAGATACATAATGGCGCTATGGCTGACATAATCACATCATCTATATTCGCCTTTGGCTTATAGCTGTAGATCACATCACGACCTCGTTGGTCCGGGTCAAAATAATGTTCCCTAAATGCGGTGTATGTCTTACCTAATGTTTGGCCACGGTCTAATAAGTAGACCTGGGCCCATAGGTCAATCAGTCCATTCGGTGATGGTGTACCGGTTAACAGCACCATACGGTTGATATGGTTGTACATGTTTGATAAGTCCTTGAATCGTTTAGCTCGATGTGATTTAAAGGAACTCGATTCATCGACTACCACCATATCGAATGGCCATGCGTTCTTATAGTAGCTAACCAGCCACGATACATTCTCACGATTGATGATGTAGATATCTGCCGGTGTATTTAACGCTTGTATGCGTTTCTTTAATGGGCCTAATACGGTGGATATTCTAAGAATACCAACGCCGTCCCATTTGGCCGCTTCACGTTGCCAGGTTGCTTCCGCCACTTTCTTAGGCGCTATGATAAGCACTTTCTTAACCTGGAAGTAGTTGTATTTCAACTGGTAGATAGCGGATAACGTGATAATCGTCTTACCAAGGCCCATATCTAGGAATAGGCCTAGCTTATTTTGTTTGACTACCCTATCGATACAATACTTTTGATAGGGGTGTGGATTAAATTTCACTATAGCCCTCCTAATCCTTAACTGTGCATCCGTACTTTGCCTTTTGCATCTTATGGCGAATCTTTCGCACATTTGTCATGATGTATGACTGCACATCGGTGTTATCGTGTTCCTGAAGTTTCTCGTACTTGCTAAGAACTTTGTACAAGCTATAGTCGGAACACATGCCATGACAGCTAGGTGTACGCCTGGTACAGTTCTTACACGGAACTCTCGCCATGAATACCACCTTCATTCGTTAGGTAGTCCTTAACGGCTTCAGGGCCGTAAAGGATGTAAACGGTCTGCAGTAGGCTCAATAGTTTCTTGCACTGCACATCCTGTAATTGGCTTAATCGACCTCGGGTCGTTTTAAGCTCTACGAATTGAACGGTACCGTCCGGCCATATCACAATCCGATCAGGCACTCCGACGTTGCCAGGCGATACAAACTTATAGGCCTTACCACCCAACTCTCTAACACCCCGAACCAATTTCTGTTCGACTAGTTTTTCAAGCATCTATCACACCTCCGATTTTTTTCCATTCTCATTTAGAGGGGCAACAAAAACGACATGGTTTTACACACATATGTGTATATACCCTATTTAACCCCTATTAACCCCTTAAACGTACTTAAATTTATATATTTTTACTATATATATATATAAATGTTGCGTTTTATATATATAAGTACTATAAACATAGATAAATACTAGGTTTGTTACCGCAACATTCTCCGCAACATTCCCGCAACATTGGGGCAACATTCTATTTTTTTGTCGCAACATTCTTTTTGAGAAAATCAACGATTGTTGCGGAATGTTGCGCCCATTTTTACATCATTCCTGGAATGATTTCAAAGCCTCGTTGGTCACCATACGGACCGTATTTTCTAACCTTGTCATACCGGATTAAGAATGGTATGTTATCTAAAATTTGATTAATTTCTCGGCTATCGGCTTTCTTCATCCAGGATAATTCCTTGTTAAAACATTCACACCAAATTTCAGCCGCGCATATACGATCCCTTAGCACTAATTCTTGGCCAGGTACCGCATGCGTTGCGGATAATTGCATCCGTCTAGCACTAATCGATAGTGATTGCCAGTTTTCAGGTACTTTCTGTTTCAAGAACTCAGCTACCACACCTGCCTTAGCATTTCCTTCCATATGGCTTTCACGTGCTAAATTTGCAAGGCGTAGTACTTCCTCATTATCTTCAATAATTAAGCTTTCCCCTTGACGGTATCTAGCTTTGGCTTCCGCCCACAGCTGATCCACTTCGCCCGGTAAATTCTTAAATACGTTTTTCGTTGGTTTCTTTAAACCAAGCTGTATCGGCCAGAATCTACGGTTGCCCGTGATGTCCTTTAAGAACTCGTGTTGATTAGTGGATCCAAAGAACACACATTGGCGTGGATACTCTTCAGTACGACGGCCATAGGCCTTACGGAATACGTCGACCTGGCGTGATAAGAATTGTTTTGATGCGTTTTCTTCCGCCTTAGAATACCCGGCCATTTCGCCGCCTTCCACTAACCAACTATTTTGGATGCTTTCTGCAGCTTCTTTACCATCAAATGTGTTAAGCCCATCAGCATACCAATCTTTGCCCATTAATCGAATAAGAGATGATTTGCCTATCCCTTGGGCACCGACTAATACCGGCATGGTGTCATATTTACACCCAGGTTCATAGGCACGCGCTACTGCAGCTACAAAGGCCTTACGACCTACTGCACGGGTATACACGTTATCCTCAGCCCCTAGGTAATCGATGAAGATTGTATCTAAACGTTCTACACCGTCCCAGGTGAGACTGTCTAAATAATCGGTCACTGGGTTGAATGCATTTTGTTTCGCAATCAGTAGAACGCTATCAAGGACTTTATCCTTGCCGGTGATATCGAAGCGGTTTTCTAAGTACCACTGGATACCACTATCATCGGTGTCAGTCCATATGCGTTTACCGTGTTCCGATAGCGCCCATGGTAAGGCACCCATCGCCATATACCGACTACCGAACTTATCGTATGCGATACGCCCCTTGATGGCCGGGTCATGCGTTAATAGCTTAAGAATGTTATCACGCGTTTTCTTAAGCCCTTGATTATCGTTATATTTGAGGCCCGCAGACTTCATCCATTCAGTCTCGAGCATAGCGTTGGCGTCAAGGTCGGTTACATCGGTAGTATTAGTTTTACTTATTGATTCTTGGAACACATTCGTAGCGGACTCACGTGCCCGTTCTTGTTGGATGCTGATAGCCACCTCTGAGTCCTCAAAGGCTAGCTTACTCATCGCAAGGAACGAAGGCATCTTATGCGGTGGTGTGCCGTCCTTGGCCGTCTCGTCGAGGTCGTGAAACTTATGAAGTCGAACCAGGTCAAAGGCGTTCACGAGTTGGCCACCGCACGGATCCGTATTGTGATGAGAGTATAAGAACTTATCGTCATCATAGATTACCGCACCGCCGATGGTTGAGCCTTCGACGTAAGTTAGGCGGTCGTTGGAGCCGTCAACATACGTGTAGGCGTTAGGTAGGAACGTATCGATTGCTTCGCGAATACCATACTGCCGACAAAAGGCCCCTACGATACCATGCTTCGATAACGGATCCTGTTGCTTCGTAAGAAGTTGTTTCACTCTAACTGAAGTCTCAGAACCTGGTACCTGTGGCCATGACGCCACATCCCGCCAGTCTGTGTACTCCTCTAGGATGCCGTCCGCAGATAAGAACGGCTTATCTGCATATCGGAACACATACTGTGCATCGCTAGAACATCCTGGCCAGTACATGAGCCTCGAGGCTTCGAACGTAGTCGAGTCCATCATGCCGATACCGATTAAGCTGGCCACCTTACGAGCGATAGGCTCGTACTCATCAGGTGTCATGGTGCGGTCAGTTGGTATGACTACACGTAACCGTGGACGGTGTGGCGTGTGTGAGCGCGTACTATACACGGCGTACGCCATGCCTAAACTGTCCACTGTACGCACTACATTATCCGTTTGGCCAGGCTCAATAGCGTCAAGGTCAAGGGTGATAAGGTCACGGCCTGTGACGTTAATCGCCTTACGTTGGAGATTGATTAAGCTACCACCGACGAACCCGCCGATGTCCTTCAGTTTAGCCTGTGCTGACTTTGGCAGTTGATGATACTGCTCAACGGTCTCCGTAGTACGTTGAGGTGTACGAAGTCGTTCGATGAACTCGGACCACATCAGCTCCGTTTGAATCCATTGCTTAGACGTGCGACTTTGGCCTACGCTAATTATTAGTTTTTTATCATTAATCATATGGCCAACGCCCTTTCTAATCCTTCATATAATAGTCACTTGTGAATCCGGCCGCTGAGAGGTGTAACCCTTCCGCCCATGGAATCGGAGCCCCAAATAACGCGTTAACCTTATCAAGGGTTTTCTCCTTATCCTCGGAAGGGATTTCCATAACCGCCTCATCGTGGATGTGCATAGTAATCGGATACCCCGCTATCGTCAATCGACGTAACGTAACTGCCAGGCAGTCTCGAGCAACGGCTTGGGTAATGTTTTCTACGAGTTTTCCGCCATAGGTACTATCATCCACCCAGGCGTTGTTGAATTGCGCCTTGAAATGGACGGCGTCCTTACCAAATTGGTTTTCCTTTATATATGCACCAGGGTAAAACAGCTTCCGCCCGCTTGGTAACTCAATCGTCATGTATCGATAGCCGTATATCGGATCAATTTCTAATCGAAATATAATGCCATGGTCAAGGCCCATAGGGTTGCCAGTTGTTACGGTATACACCGCAGCGTTTTCTACCTGGTACCATAAATCACGAATACGAGGTGACGCTTCCCGCCATAACCTTACAATGTCCGGAAGTTCTTCTTCTGCTAGCCCCATATCAAGTGCTCCCATAGCTTTTAATGCGTTGACACCTCCTTGATAACCAAGGGCTAATTCTGCGACCTTCCCCTTTTGTCGTAGGTGTCCATTCTCACCATGTTTAACTACAGGAACCCCAAACATCGAGGATGCCGATGCGCAGTAGATATCACCATCATGGGCGAATACCTGTTGACGCCACTGCTCACCGCTTAGCCAGGCGATAACCCTAGCTTCAATGGCGGAGAAGTCAGCTACACATAATGTCTTACCTTCCGGGGCAATAATGGCCGTACGTATCAATTGTGAGAGCGTATCAGCTACATCACCATATAAGAGTTCGAGCCCTACACGATTACGATGTGTCACGAGGGAACGTGCGACATCAAGCGTTTCGATGTAGTTTCTTGGTAGATTTTGGACCTGTATCAGTCGTCCGGCCCATCGTCCAGTACGGTTGGCTCCGTAGAACTGTAACACGCCTCTTAGGCGATAATCTGATCCCCAGGACTCTTCCATCTTGACGTACTTTGATACAGAGGACTTGGCCAGTTTCTTACGTAGCATAAGAACACGTTTGGCCACCTGGTTAATATCGCTCTTGAGAGCGCCGTCAACTGTATCCTTAGTTAAGTTAGGCAGGTTAGCCCCTGTGTTGGTGTTAATCCAATTAAGGAGTGCTTGCGTAGAGTTCGGATTGGCAAGCCTTGTGATTTCTTGGGCTTCCTTTGTAAGGATGTTCGTGTTTTCTTCATCAATACAAAGCGCTCCAATAACGAGGTCATGGTCGATAAGTACACCGCGATTATTGATTTCAATATCGATGTACCAATCGTTCCAGGTCTCATCAGGTACGGGAAACGATGCAAGCCGTTTATAACATTCCATTTCAGTGACTACGTCTTGACGATTGTATTCGACAAAGGTTCGCCACTTTTCAGTCTCGTGGTGTGGCAGGTTACGAGTTCGACCGCCGTTAGACTTAGTCGGGTTACAAGGAATACTAAAATACCGAATTAACGCCTTGCCGGCTTTATCCTTTAATTTATCTTGCGGTAATCCTAAAGCCACGCCTAACTTAGCAAGTCCCATAGGATACCCTAAATACGCACCGTGTATCATCGTACAGTGCCATTGACGTAATGGAGTAACATATCCGGCCTTGTTTAAACAGGTGAGTTCAAACAGGGAATTATATGCATGTTTAATGACATCCGGATTTTTGAGATCTGCAAGCACCTCATCCGGAATTGTTTCACCTTGTGCTAAATCCACAACTTCAACCTGGCCAAAGTCATACGCATATGCGAATAGGAGGATTTCGAAATCCTCCGCTTCGACATATTTGTATACACCTGCGCCGATGTCATTGGATGAGAATGTTTCAATATCAATGTTGAGATGGCGCATAATGGCCACCCATTACATTGGAAGGCCAGTAACAGGGTTGATGGCTGGAACGGCTTCAGCACCACCGAATACATTTGCTGCGCTACCTTGAGGAGCACCGAATACGGATGCAGCGGATGCAGGTTGGCCACCGCCAAGAGGTTCGCCGTCACGTACCTTTTGTACAGGGCCTAAACCGGCGGAGATACCAGAGGATTGATTGTTATAGAAATAGAAGTTAACTAAAACATTGGCGTACATGCCAGAATATACTTGGCCAGGTTCAGTAAGAGGTTGACCTTGAAGGTCGACTACTTCAGGCTTGAATTTCATGGACTGAGAAGCGTTGAATACATAATGACCTTTGCATTCGGGGCCGTATTCTTTACCCCCCGGTGTATATCCGTCGCCATCATGAATTGGTGTCTTAGGTTGCGCCGGTACTTTGGCGCCATGTTTTACGCGAGCGTCGGCAATAGCTGCTTCAATAGCTTGATTGATAGCTTGTACTTGAGCTGTATCAGATTTAGGTACAAGGATCATAGCGCTATATTTGGCCTCACTAAAATTGTTAGGATTAGTGTATGGCTCTAATAAATGAACAAAGGATAAACGTACGTTTTTTAAAAGAACTTCTGTTGGTTTGCATTGAAATGCCATAATTAGTTACCTCCATTGGTATTAAATACTTGCGCCGCACTAGGTTGGTTAGTGATACGTGGACGCTTATCCGTATCAACTACAAGAGTAGGTTTGCCAGGATTCTTAACGACCTGGTCGCCTACAAGTTCATTAAATTCTTTCTTACCTATAGCCTTTTCGATTTGAGCCAAGGTAAGAACCTTACGTTCATAGAGGATAGACTCATCTACCCCACCATTGATAAGGGTTTGAATGGCTGTATCACCATCTTGGAACACACGAGAACCTCTGCCCTCTACGGCTTTCCAACCAGGCACCTCCGCACCGGCTAAGGATTCAGATAAAGCGTATTCCTTAATATCTTTGTACCAGGATTCGATATCCTTGCCATGCTCTAGGTATGTACCTAGTTCTTCAAGGCTAATCAGACGAGGGTCTTGGTTCGTGAACACGTGCATTGCATCGAAATGCTCGCATCGTGTTCTGCATTGGGCCTTTGCTCTACAGAACCCACACCAGGCGCCAGCCTCAAACGTGTGGCCTTCCATTTCGTAGGCCTCTTTAGCCTTTGGCGCGACTACTTCCTCACCCCATTTACGGAGCTCATCGGAGGACATTTCAAATTCTGAAATGTTGTTAACGCGAGGCTGTACAATGGTCATCTTGATAGTATTGAACTTATACAAGAGACTGTAATCGTGCATCGCACCGAGTGCGTATAACATCATCTGCGGGTTATGATCCGCATCAACTACAACACCTTTACCATGCTTATAGTCAATAATGTGGAGCGTATCACCGGCTAAGATGATACAGTCAGCAGTACCGAAACCTTCAGGTACATATTGGCTAAAGTCAACACGCTTTTCGATGACTACCACAGGAGCGACCTTGTAACTTAACATGATGGACTTGATATACTCAAGGTACACGTCTGTAGTTTCGTCCATTTCAGGCGCCCATAACTCATTCTTTTTGATTTTGTTATAGGCCCTGGTGTAGGTACCTTTGGCCATTACCGTAGTGTATTTTTTCAGTTTCAATTCACATAGTTCATGTGCGAGGGTGCCTTCCTTTGCATATTCTGATGTAGTATCAGGGAAGGTCGCCTCTAATCGAGGCGCCCCTGTGCAGTGTAACCACCTGTGCGCACTTGATGCGCTTAGTAGCGCATGGCTAGCCATTAGATTCGAGCCCCCATGTTGCGAAGGTCAACTACGAGATTAGGGAATTGATCCTTTGGAAGTTCAGGAAGGCTTGCCACTTTGTATTTTTGCATTAGGCCAACGATTTCATTCGTACGGCCTGCATCCATTAATGGTTGCAACGCCACTTGAATTTCTTCTAATGTGTATTCCTTAACCGGTGCTACAGGTACAGCCGGTGTAGGCGGTGTAGGTGGTGCAGGTGGTGCAGGTTGAGGTTCTGGAGTGGTTGGTACCGACACAGATGTCGGTACCACAGGTGCTGCTGGAGTAGGTTGAGCGACTGGAGCCACCGGCGGAGCTTGGACTGTGGCGGGTACCACAGGAGCTGTGGGCGGTTCTTTCGTCGTAGGTATATTACTGTAGCTGAGGAACAATTTAAGTTCTTCACAAAGGGATATATAGTTTTTTGCTTCAAAAGTGATTCTGATCATGAGGAAATCCTTTCTAGTTAATATCTAAATAATGCCGTGAAAGTGTAGCAGTAGGAGAACACAAATACCTAAGATGATGAATACGACTTGGCAAGCTCTAGTCACCCAGGTATCAATCTTAGTAAGTCGATTAGTAATAATCTTTTCACGTTTAGCTTGTTCTCTTAGGGAGCTTCTAACATCCCACGGACTAGGCGGAGGCGTAATAGGTTCCTTAGGCGAAATCAACTGCTCTATTGCAGTATCTTTCACTATCCGTTTTCTTCTATTCTTTTGGGCCATTTGCATCACCCCTAAGATAATTGTTCTTTGGGTTTTGTAAATCCCGGTTTATCAATAAATTCCATAACCGTACAGGTTACTGCCTTTGCAAACGCGTGCGGGTCTCGGCTATAGTCGTGAGCGATAGCTACTACTGCACTAGCTAACATTGCGCCAAGTACCTTCTGGTCTGTTAATGTGGTTCTACATGCACAACGGCAGGCGCTGTAGTCTTTGCTCAAATCCATATTGATTGATAGTGTGTGAGTTTTAGGTTTATTCATAGCGACCTCCTAAATACGACGTTGCGCAGCAACTTCTTGAGTTAACGCATCAACCAATCGTTCTAACTTAGAGATACGACTTTGGGCATCTTTGGCTTCAGCGATGTAGTCAGAACCTTTACCTGTCTTAAAGGCAAAGTTAATGGTGTACTGACTTTCAGCGCCTAATGTAGCACCTACGCCAATCATTACACGTTCATTTGGACGGATAAACGCTCCAAGCGCTACCGCATTGCTATTACGGTAGTGGCCGTAAGAGATTGCGTAGCTTACCTTGTCATTTCTGTTGAAATCCAAAGGATGGATCCCTGCCAATGCTGCGCTAGATGCGCCTAAACGATTGACACGTTGGTCTGTTGCGTTGATACGATTGTTGATTTCACCGGCCATGTTGTATTGGCGGTTTTCCAAATTCGTGATACGCGTTTCGTGATTAGCAGAGGTGCCTTGAAGTGTGCTGATATCAGATGTATTAGTACGTACCTTTGCGCCTAACGTGTTGATTTCATCGTATGCAGCGTACAATTGGGAGCCGTTGACAGCGTCCAAGCTATCAGACTCAACGCGTCCTGCGCTCACGTTCTGCAACTGTCTGTTATATTGAGCCACGCCACCTGCACCCGTGCGAGCTTTGGAACCAAAGGATACAACTGCGCCAGGTTGTTCGCCGGCGAAGATGTGACGGGTACCATTTAGGTCTACGCCATCAACGCCTACCGCATCATCGGTCACCGCATTGGTGCCGATAGCAACGGAATTTGCACGATCGGCTATTGTGTTGTTGCCAAAGGCTATGGCGTCAGTGGCTAGGCTCTTTGCATGTGTGCCGAACACTAATGCTCCTTGGCCATTAGCTTCGGAATTAGACCCGAACACTAACTGTTCCTTTTGGGAACCGATTTTGTTGTTGTAGCCTACTACGGCGGACTGGCCACCTGCTACTGTGCCATTGTTAGCGCCAACCGCGACGGAGTTTTCTCCGGTCACGTTGTTGGAGCGACCAAAGGCCACAGAGCTTTCACCAGATACGAACGCGCCATTACCGATAGCAACGCTATCGTAAGAGGCAGTTCGTGCCTGATTGCCAATGGCGATGGTGTACTCCACCAAGCTTTCAGCGTGAGAACCAAAGGCGAAGGAGTTACGGCCGGATGCTTTTGCATCGTTACCACCGGCGAAACCATTTTCGCCGGACACCGTGCTATTCGTACCAAAGGCTATGCCGTTTGGAGCAGATACTGTATTTTGAGTGCCCGCGATGAAGGCGGATGTAGCGTTTGTAGTTGTTGTATTATTTGTACCAATAATTAGGCTTGCGTCACCATTAGCGGTGCCGTTAGGGCCTAAGTTACTACCTTGTGCGAATACGTTAACCGCTAATGCGGAGATCGCGAGCGTGGATACAATTACTTTCTTGTTCATAGTTGAATTACCTCGTATAATATAAGTGTCAAATTATTTTGATGTGGCCGTGTCAGTATTCCCAGTACTGATGCGGTCGTTTTCTTTTGGGCGTTTAAGAATATCGAAGTCAGAAGGACCGCCGATATCAACTTGTGAGTGCGCCCAGGTGTCATAGTCGAATCCAAATTTCTTAAGCTCGACTACGGCTTGCTTCCCTGAAGCGGAACGATCGATAATGCTATTCAATGCATTACGTGCTGACTTCAACTTACGAATCTCAATTTCGTAAGGCTTGGCCACTTCTAGGACTGCACGCCACTTTTGGCCCTTCTCGGAGTTAACATCGAGATTGTCATACCACCATTCATGGAGCGGTTTGCACATACGCTTGATGAAGTTGTCCGCATCAGGCACGAGCTTATTCGCTAGTGTGCCATAGCCCAGTTCTTCCAAACCTTGTGCGCCTTTACGCGCTTCGTGTAAGCCGTTAATGACTTTGTGGAACGCTTCAGCAGCTGCTAGACGCCCATCAGCTTTAAGGCTAATGTAATGTGATTCGAGCGCTACGCTTTCCGCTTCTGATTGTTCCAGAAGTCTAGCGTTGTACAGACTTCTAACAAAGGCCCGTACGTTGTTCTTTGTAGGGTTCTGCATAGGAACCTCCTTTCTGCTAAATTGCAAAATATACTACCGTTGGGCTCCGTACCAATTGGCCATCATTGCCCATGTGAGGGTTGCCTCACTTAATACTGGCTAAAGTTAAATAGCAATCCAATGTCGACGTTCAGAGTGTCTGCCAAGATGACCGCCTTACTAAATGACATCGACTTATTGGTGCCCTTGAGATGGCTGTATAGGGTTGCGTAGTGCATCCCGCACATCTCAGCGACGTCTTGGATGGATAGGCCCTTATCAGCTAGCACCTTACGGAACACTTCCGGCTTCATGCGGTAACCAAATCGATTGCCCCATGTCTTTTGTTGAATCGAACACTGGTCAAATAAGAAGTCGATTCGTTGGCCAAGTCCTTTAGCGACTAACCT